GCAAAAGACTTTGAATTGACTAAGATAGAATATAAATATCTAAACAGAGAAACAGGATTAATGGATATCTCTGGAGGAATTTTAAACTATAAAAAATGAAACTTACAGCTAATATCAGTTTAGACGAACTGATAAAGTCACAAGTTGCCGAGAGAAAAGGCATCAATAACAATCCATCACCAATGCAAATAGAAAATTTAAAAGCATTGGCAGTAAATATTTTACAACCGATCCGTAGTCATTTCGACAGGCCTCTTATTATTAGTTCTGGATTCCGATGTGCAGAATTATGTATCGAGATAGGATCAAAAATTACTAGCGAACATTGTGCAGACAATAAATCAGCAGCAGCTGACTTTGAAATTCCAGGAATAGATAATAAAGTATTAGCACAATGGATAAAAGATAACCTTATTTGGAATCAATTAATTCTTGAGTTCTACAAAGAAGGAGAACCGTCATCAGGGTGGGTCCATTGCAGCTATTCATCAGACTTAAATAAAAAAGAAAGTCTCATTGCATATAGGGAAGATAATAAGGTAAAATATAAACCTTGGTAATGATAAAAGATAAATTACATTTAATTAAATTAGGCAACATCGAAACTGTTGCAGGTATTTGTCCACACTGTGAAGAAGATGTAGTCTTAGTTGCAATCGTAACTGATTTTTATAGATGCACAAATTGTGGTGAAGATACTAGACAATATGTAAATGGTTCAATTAAATACTTAAAGTTAGATGATTACGACGTAGAATGGCTAAGAAAAAATCATCCATAGGTTCAATAACTTTCATCAAAGAGTTTCCAAGAAAAAGACCAGGCAGACACGCTAAGTCTTTTAATAAAAGATTACCTAAAAGAAAAAAGGCAAGAGGACAAGGATGAAGTCTTTAGTAGTTATAGTAGTATTATTAGCTGGTCCTGATAAACTAGAAAAAAATTATTATCCTGTTGATACGGAAGATAATTGTGCTGTAGTTGGTCAAAGAATTATTGAACAAATTGCAAAATATAAAGATAATATTGGTGAACAACAGGGCTGGTATACTTTAGATGATAAACTAGTTGTTGGCCACTATTGTAATATTAAATAGATTCTTGTTCTTTACAAGAAAAGTTAACTAAAAGTTTATTTTTATTTACTTCTTCAACACCTATTTCTCTTATAGCACCCATAGCATTAATAAAACCTGCGGTTGCACAATCAAAATGGTCTTTGTATCTACCTATTTCAACAGGTTGTGTACATTGTTGGGCTATAACAGAACAGATTTGTAGAACTAATAAAAATTTCATTTTTTCCTTGACTATTTAAGAATAAAATCCTATATATAGGATATTAAAATATAACAAATAATAATGAAAGGATACATACAATGACTGACTTTAGCAAGTACAAAAACATCACGGTCGATAATGAGACCTATGTTACTGTTACTAAACTACAGACTAAAATGACACCTGATGTGAAATTAAGTCGTAGTCAAGTAATTAAAACTTTAGTAAAAGAGAAAGCGAGAAAGTTAAATGGCAAACTTAAAGACTGAAGCAGGTAGACCTAAAATATTTTCATCTGATGTAGATAAAGATGCTACACCTGAAGAAAAACTATGGAGAGCCGTTCTGTATCAAGGAGTGTTTGAAGCATTATCATTTAGACATAATGCCATACCACTAACTGACCAGGAAAAGAAAACAACGAGAACTTGGATTGATCTCAATAACACGGACTTTAAAGAAGTTTGTGAAAACGCAGGATACGATCCAATGTTTATAATTAATAAAATAAAGAGAGTACTAAATAGCAATAAATTAGATTCATTAGTAGAAATAAATCCAGTTGTTGCGAATGGTATATTAGAAAGGAAAGAAAATGTCAGGTAAAATCATATGCCCTAAATGCGATGGTAATGGCTATCGTATGATATATAAAGATGCTAGTTGGAAAGAAAAGATTCCTATTGATTGTTCCTATTGTGAAAATCAAGGTGAAGTAGAAATTACTGAAGAAACCATTTTAGGTGAAATAAAAAAAATGGAGAAATTGCAATGAAGATAACTGAACGTATAACCTTGCCTATGTCCTTTGAAGAGGAATATAAAAATGCTGGTGTTGAACCCAGCGAGGATCTAGCAGCGAGGATCGAGAGGCTGGAATTTAGGAATAAGAAACTACATCAATACGTTGATAAAATAATTGATGAGAATCTTAGACTTAGAAAAAACAATGAGGACCTTGTTAAACAAGTGACTGAACAATTTAGAAATAAAGGAGGAATATGATATCTAAATTTTATAAAACCTACATGGTTAATTTAAGAAAAGATGAAATACAGCATCAAAGAAAAAGACATAGATATATCAGAGCTTGTAATAACCTTAGAAGAGTTAAACAAGAAATAAAATTTCTTAAAAGAACAGAAAATAGACTTGGTTTCCTTTTATTCTTTGTTGTTTTTTTCTTTGAATTGTCCTTACTTAAATTTGGTAACTATCGTCGGTTTAAAAAAATGTTATTTATTTCATTTTGGTTGAATAAAAAAATAATTAGACGTTATGAAATTGGTGAAGATCTTTTAAACAAAGCCAGAGACTTTATGGAGGAGCATAAATACAAAGAACCTAAAGACGGATTAGATTTTAATTTTGGATTTTATCGAACGATAAGAAAGGCAAAGGCATGAAATTAAAAAGATTCATTGTTAAGCTTCGTATGATTTATGCAAAGTTAAGAGGACATCCCAATAAACGATGGGACTATGAACCAAGTAAACATTATATGAGAAGGAAAGTAAATGACGACACGGCGTAATAAAGGTAATGGTTGGATAGAATATTCTAATTATGAAAGACATTGGATAGAAGATCTTAAAGAAGGACATAAAATAACCTTACTATCAAAGGACGGATCTAAATTAGAAATTTATTGTAAATGGCCTGATAGAATTAGAGATAGTGCAGGAAGGGTAGGACCATTAAAAAAATGAAAGTTGAAGTATTGGGTCAGTTTATGCTTTTTGGTGCTAGTGAATTAAAGAGATCTAGAAAGTGTGTTAATTGTAAAAAAAGATTACCCTTAGAACAATTTTATGAAAACACTTATAGATGTAAAAAATGTCAATTAGAGTATTGTAACGCGTATAATAAAAAACATAAAAAAACACTTGAAAGAAAAAAGAATGAAAAAATTTCAACACCTGAAGGTGCGATTCATTTGTTCTATGGTCAGATCAGTAATAAAATATCATCAAAGAAAAAACAATTAGCGAAAAGAGGATATGAATTAACTGATAAAGAGATAGAAAAATATTATGCGTGTAAGGTAACAGAAGAAAGATTGCATGAAATTTGGAAAGAGCAAGAAGCAAAGTATGGAATGCATTGTCCTATGACAAAACAAAAAATGACTTTTCTTAGAAGAAAAGCAGGTCGACAAGGACCTGGAAGTGCATACACAAATAGTGTATCCATAGATAGATTAAACCCTGAACTTTGTTACGAAGAACCAAACATTATGTTCGTGGCCAACGAATTTAATATGAGGAAGAACAGAACTACTTTCTTTGATGCTTTAAAAATTGTTGAAGCACATTTAGAAAGATGGCCAGAAATATATAAAAGATATGTCAAATTTAAAGTGGAATAAACTATACGAATACCCAAAGTCTGTTAGATCGTTAATAAACGATAAGAGACATTATGATGTTGGTAACGAAAAGTTACCATCTGTTACAACCATATTATCAGCTACGGAATCTGAAGAAAAGAAACAAGCAATAGCCAGGTGGAAAGTTAAAGTAGGCGATGTTGAGGCAGAACGAGTCAAGAATACGGCAGCTACACGTGGTACTGCAATGCATAGCTATTTAGAGCATTACATAGCTGGTCAAGGCCTTCTAGATCTCACAGAGGAAGGCGTAGAGGCCAAGCGAATGGCAGAGGTGGTGGTAGAGAAGGGTTTAGGGGATTTAGAAGAAATCTGGGGCTCTGAGTGCGTATTATACTATCCTGAATTGTATGCTGGTCAAACTGATCTATGTGGGGTTTATCAAGGGCGTGAAAGTATAGTAGACTTTAAGCAAAGTAACAAGCCTAAAAGGGAAGAGTATATAGGTGATTATTACCTACAACTAGCGGCATATGCCACGGCTCACGATGCGGTATACAATACTAAGATTGAGCAGGGCGTAATATTGATGTGCACGCCTGACTTGTATTTTCAAAAGTTTGTTCTTAATGGGGCAAGATTTAGGCAATATAAATGGGAATGGTTAAGGAGGTTAGATGAATATTATAAAATTAAATAAACGACAATTACGTTGGATTAACAAATTGCAAGATGCAAAAACATTTCCAACTGGTTCGGCAAATAAAAAAGATGATAAAATTAATAAAATAATAAATAAGATATATAATGGAAGATATAAAACAACTAATACGCGAGTGTGATATTCTAGCCGCGCGATACTACAATCTAGCGGCGAGCGACAAGGAGCGAGCGGCGAGGGACTGGTTGGAACAGGTTAGAAAAACTGCTAAATTAGTTCAAGCTAGGTATAAAAAACCCAGAATGAACACAAAATGATTAAAATACAACTTAAAATTGAAAAAAACTTATTTTCTCTACAAATTTGCCACCTGCTAGAATCCGCAGTAGTAGCCAATTTTAGACGATTTGACCAAAAATTTGTAGAAATTGTAACAAGTTGTAGAGACGTAAACTATTGATTAATAAGACTTATTTTATGATTCTACAGTTTCTACAAGTTTTTTATACTTTTCAAGGCCTATATATAGATATTTATAAAGCAGGTCTTATTAAGGGAAAGTTGTAGTATAGTGAACAGGATGAATAAACGACGTAAAAAGGCAGGATACAAAAGCATTGTTATCAATAAACGAAGGTATTATTTCTATCGTATATCTTGGGTGGATATTACAGGGGACGCTGGTCATGCTACCGCCGAAGAGTTTGATAAGTTTGAGGCAAGCACAATGATTACGTTGGCATATGTTTACAAAAAGGATAAAAAGTTTTTAAGAACCTTTGCTAGCTATGACGATAAGGATGAGGTATTTAGTGATAGGAATATATTTCCTATTGGTTGTATATTAAAAATGGAAAAGGTTAGTATATGAAATGTTTTTATTGTGACAATGAAGTAAGATGGAATAATGATTTTGATACCGAAGAGATACCTGAAGAAACTTATCACGCATCAGAATATAGTATCGTAAGTATGTATCAATGTGATAAGTGCGATACTTGGTATGAAGTGTTTCATAACAAAAAGGAAACAAATGACGACTAGAGAAAAAGCAAATAAAGGTAAAGTTTTAAAATACATACAAGAGCAGTTTGAAAATGCAAAAGAAATGAAATTATTTCAAATGCTACGTAAAGAAGTTGAGATTGGTAAAAATGGTACTCAACGATATGTTATTAAAAAAGGACCTAATAAAGGTAAAATTGTAGGATAATACCAATTCAATATATTTTTAAAATATATTGATTATAGAAAGTTTTAATCTATGGTTCGCGGTCCAACCAGGAGGAAATATGTTTGGATACAAAGACGACGAAGTCGAAAACAAAAACAAAATAGAACAATTAGAAGATAAAGTTGAAGAACTTGAAAATAAGATTGCTAATATCTATGATGTTTTAGAAATTCAAGAAGATGATTCTGATGATTCAATGGATGAGGATTCAGATGAAGATTCTGAAGAAGAATAATCAATAACTTTTTTAGGAGGTGTTGGTTTTACTAGCACCTCCTGAAAATCTGCTTCAATCAAACCTTTGTTATTTTCTAAGATAGTTTTCATTTTGTTCATTAATTGATCTGCTGACATATCTTCAATTTTATTGTGATGAATAATTTTTTGTTCGATGTATAATCCTGCTGCTTTACCTCTAGCTATCTCAGCATTTGTTGCAGCTGACCAAGCGCCTTTAGCTCTGGCATCATCTCTAATTTTTGCTAATTCAGATATGTGCCTACTAAAAGTAACTTCATATTTTTTTTGATATTCATCTCTTAATTCGCCAATGTATTTTGCGACAAGCGGAAACTTATTTGGATTTCTTAATTCAGACGCACGAACGGCTGCGGATTCTTTTTGATAGCCCGCTTCTATTGCACATTCAGTTGGTGTTTTTCTTCCTTCATTCGTCACCAACAGTTGAGCAAATTTAATTTGCATTTCTGTTAATTGCTTTGGTACTCCCATAATTTTATGGTCATCAGAGGATTTAGCCCTAAGTGACCATCTATTGACTATTACAGTAATTTAACGTAAATTGCAAATTGATCTGTAATGATTATTCATTTCAGTCCTTTTAGGGTCAGGACGGGAGACTGCACTGGCCCTTTTAAATAAATATGATAAACGGAAAGTTATTCAGACAGACATTAGATAAATTTTTAACTTCACCCACTGTACAAAACGCAAGGGTGCAAGTTGCACTTCCAAATGGAGATTTTTTTGATATCAAAGGCATTCAATTAATGGAAAATAAATTGATTGGCGTTAGAGAATCTCACCGTTTAGTTATTACAATAGAACCTGAATCTTGGAAAATGGGTAAGGTTATCAAAAAGTTGTAATTACTTTGAAACCTGAAAGAAAACTTTGGCAAGAGCTTAAGAAAAAATCACCTAATATAACTTGGACAAGGATAGAAAATTTAGCCATTCCAGGCGTCCCAGATCTGTTGGGGTATAACAAAAATTATTTCTTTTTCACTGTTGAACTAAAAGTAACTCGTAGTAAAAAAATACGGTTCTCACCACATCAAATTGCCTTCCATATGACCCATCCTAAGAATACTTTTATCTTAGTTAAGTCCCTCGTCTCTAGTCTCTCGTATCTTTATGAAGGCTCTCAGATCGAGCTGCTTGCCGCTCGAGGCTTGGCGCTCGAAGCTTGCTGCTCGTCGCTTGAAGCTTCCTGCTTGAAGCTTGAATCTTTAGCTTGACGCTTGCCGCTCGGGGCTCGTGACCCGTGGCTCGGAGCCCGCTGCTCGTGACTGGCGTACTCTACAAAATTTTTGGTGTTATGTTCATGGAGGGCCGTAAGATCCACTATAACGTTAGTGGCCAGAGCGCTGCGTTTAGTGCTTGGCATATGTCACATTCCAAACTTTAGGATCCCAACAGCTTCTGCAGTCCTTGCATTCATTGTTTTGTTTAGGAGCAGGGCACATCTTAGACGTTGCACCAAACCAGGGATGGTCACCTGTTGAGACTGTCGACACGTGCTTCCAGCTCTTAGATGGTTTTTGGTTTACCATTGGCATACTGAATCGTACTACCAGATTAGATGGTGCATATTTTAAATATGGCTTGACCCACGCCTCGCGCGTCGGCATCCAGTGCTTCACGTCTGGCGTTAGGCTTGCAACTTTAAAAATTTTAGCCAGGTGCTTTAGGTCCTGTACGTCGCCAGAATCGTGCCATCTAAAATATTTTGATTTCTTAGATTGCAACAGGTGAACCATAGCTCGAACCCAGAGCGGGTGCTTGATAGACGCCAGGCGCCTGTATTGTGCTTCCTGCACAACTTTAAATACATAGCAGCCCTTGAGAGCGTAACAGCCATAACAGGTGCTGCCTTCCACGTTCTGGAGCTTCTTGCCAGTTTTGCATTCTGCAGCTGGTATACCATATGCCCAGCCAGGCATTTTTGATGGCTTACTTAAACCGCCCACTAGTTTTAATGCTTCGCTTGATTTCATATATTCCTTTCTAAATTATGATTGTAAATACACCTAACATATTCAAAATAAATAGGCTAGTAAAAATTATAAAAATTTCTAACATTTTTTCCTTTCTGCTTGCTGCTTGAAGCTTGCCGCTCGTTGCTCGGGGCTCGCTGCTTGAGACTGTCAAAAAATTCCTGGCAGCTCTTCACATAGGACGCTGGAAGCGTCCTATGATCATCAGTAAACCAGGGCAGCAGGTTGTTGTGTTTAATTCTCTTCCGCATATTTCCTCATTGATACAGCCAGATCTTCAATATGTGCCCAAAGCTTCGCGCCATCCCATTCTGCAAATGGTTCCCACGCGTTGAATTCTAAAAAATCAAATAATTGATCATCAGGCCAGTCTTGATAGT